TATCCAAAGACGGCATAACATTGGACTGGGACGTCGCCCAGCGCGAAGAATCGAACCTGAAAACCGATTTCCTACCCGTGCCCGTGTGGGTCAACGCCTACGCACGCCGCAAACTCATGGACGTGTGCCACGCGAACGCCGATCGGCTATTGTACGCGAACACGGACGGTTGTATTTTGAGCGGTTGGGAGCCGGTGGAATCATGCGACATACACCCGACCGAACTAGGCAAGTGGAAAATCGCCGCACGATACGAAAAACTGACGATATTGGGCATGAACCGGTATCAGGGATGGCGGGACGACGGGGAGGTTGACGTATGCATGGCCGGAAACCTATTCTCGCAACCCATCCCCTACGAGAAGTTTAGGCATGGAACGCAGATCATGGACGATTACGGTACAATGGTCATGCTATAATTGTCATGTCTTGTGAGCGTCGATTTTCGACTGGGAGCAACATGGGTCGGATTGCCACGGCTGAAAACGCCGCCGACCGTGAAAATCACTATCGTGGCGGTAGTGCCCTACGATTTTCACTTCGCGCTCTGATAGGACAGTCAGACCTCCGCGTGATTGCGGAGGTCATTTTATTTTTCCGCCGCATGATATAATTTTAGTGGAAATATTGCCAATCGTAAGGAGCTTTTGCATGGCAGACCCAAACAATGACGGCGAGGAAAACACCACTCCGCCGCCGACCGAAGAGGAACAGCAGACCGAAACCGTCGATGACGAAGTAAAACCGGAAGAACCGGAGCCGGAACCGGAGCCGAAGCAGGAGCCGGACGTTTCCACTCGACTTGACGCGATTGAAAAGGAATTGGCCGGACTGAAGGCCATGATGGACACGCTCGGATACAATGACCCCGCACCGTCCGACAATGACGGCGACGGAGACAATGACAGCACCGAATCTATCGAAGATTTGTTCGACTAAAATAGTTAGGAGATATATATAATGTCCAATATTCGACCATTGGCGGGCAAAGGTGACGTTGAGATCTTCAACGCCGTCCGCAACGCAACCAGCCCGCAGTTCCAGACCCGTATCCCATCCGCGACGCAGGGCAATATTAGGAACGCCGTGGACACCATGCGCAATTTCCCCTACCTTCGTGACGAGTTCACCGGCGTGCTGATCCAGCGTCTCATTGGGCTCTATATCCAGCACGCGGATTGGGATGACCCGCTCAAGCTGATCGGCTCACCCCGCACCTTGAAGCGCTACGGCTCCACTTACGAGCAGGCCGCCGTTGGTCTCGTCAAGGCCCGCACCCGTAACTTCAATAAGGAATACTTGGGCGACGACGTTTACGGCCGCTACAGTCTCCCGACCGCGTCCGTATTCCACCCGCTCACGTTCGATCATTATTACCCCGTCACTATCCCCGAAGACGCCTTGTTGACCGCGTTCGACGGCGAAAGCGGCATGTCCGACTACATTTCTGAGATCATGAACGCGCCTATCCTCTCGGATAGGAACGATATGTATCTCATGAAGACGCAGACCTTCGCGGAATACGCGCGCAAGGGCGGGTTCTACCGTGTGCATACCCCTGACGTTGGTAAGGCCGACTCTACCGAAGCGGACGCGAAGGGACTACTGCGACTTATTCAACAGATGGCGAACGAATTGAAGGCGTCGCCAATGAGCGCCATGCCACGATATAACGCCATGTCCTGGGTGACTCCGTGGCGCGATAGTGAAGCGATCCTCTTCGCCACTCCGCAGGTGATCGCCGCGCTCAATGTCGAAGCATTGGCCGCCGCGTTCAACATTGATAAAGTCAATGTTCCGTACCGTATCATCCCGATCCCCGAGGATATGTTCGGTATCGGCGGACAGGGCGGAAAGGTTCAGGCGGTGCTCACCACCGAAGACTTCTTCTTCTGCTGGGATGAAATGCTGGAAACCACCAATTCCCCCGTGAACCCGATTGACGGCACGCGCAACATTTTCTACAAGCATCGTGGAAGCATCACTCCGAACCCGTTCGCGAACGCGATTCTGTTCTGGACGGGCGAAGGCTCCAACGAGTCCGTGACGTTGCCGGACACGCTCACCACCTCCACGCCGAAATTCGAATTGCGCGTGCAGAAGTACGGTCAGTCCGCCATCACTCCGCAGAACGTGCTCCGTGGCGATCTCGTCCAGGTGATGTCCACCATTACGAGCGCCAACAAGGAAACGGCGACGTTCCAGCCGACAGGCATCAAGTACACGCTTGAGGGCGCCACCTCCCAGTTCACGACCATTGACAATGACGGGATCCTGCGTTGCGGTTTGGATGAAACCGCCGAAACGCTTAAGGTCACCGCTCAGGCAACCTACATCAATCCGGCCACGCCTGAAATCGACCAGACGGTTTCCGCCGCACTATCCGTGCCCGTGGTCGGAGGATGGTTGGGCGGCTGGAAGACGGGCGCCATCGAGTCCGTTAAGATTCAGGGCGAAAAGTCGGTCAAAGTGAATGGCAATGTGGCTCTTAAGGCGATCGCCACCAAGACGGACGGCAACACCGCGGACGTGACCAATCTCGCCACGTGGACGGTGGACGCCCACGCGACCATCACCCCCAACGGAGTGCTGACCGGAACCGTAGCGGGCGCCGTCAACGTCACTGTGAGGTTTGCGGGAGCTGTCGGAACGGTAAAGGTCACCGTCACCGAATAGCGATGATAACCAGCCGCTAAAATAGGTGTGGATAGACTTTATCCACACCTATTATTTTTGGAGGACTTATGAGCGCGAACGATTTGCCCATCAATTTCAGTTATGCGAAATGGACACCGAACACACGGTTCAAGCTCTGTAACGTGCCGTGGGACATGGGCTACAGGGATATAGTCAGATGGAGCGAGCAAGCTCAAAGAGATTATTTCGACCGATTGGACGGTATCGAGTTCACCGACTGCACTATGGCGAAATATGGGTTGCCGGTACGATTGCCCGTGCCGTTCGCCCAAGCGTGCCAATATAATTATCTGATCGCGACGAACGATTACGATTTCGACACTCCCCGTAGTTGGTATTATTTCATCCAGACATGCGATTACGTGAACGCCAACACCACACAGTTAAACATCCAGCTTGACGTGTGGCAGTCATTCCAGCATGATATTCAATTGGGCAACGCCTATGTCGAGCGCGGCCACGTGGGGATTGCGAACGAGAACGCCTGGAAAGACTATGGAAAAACGTATTTGGATCTCCCCGAAGGACTCGATACCGGCAAATGCACCGTACTCACGAATGAGTTATGGAAACCACTCATGGATATTGGCACTCATGATGGCGTGAAATATACATCCTACGGGCTGATCATCGTAAGCACCACCGATCTGGAGGCCGATACGGGCACCAAGGATGCTCCGGTGGTCAACACGGCAACGGGTAGCGCGTTCGAGAGTCAGCTTAATGGTACATCCATGTATTATTTGGATACGCCCGCCGATATTGTCACATTCTTCACCGAAGGCATGACGGCGCCGTGGGTCACGCAAGGCATTTGCGGCATCTATGCCGTACCGCATTTGCCGCAAGCGTTGTTGGACGGACAGCCGAAAAAGACGGAACTTTTCGGACATTCCGTCGGTTTTATTGGTAACTGTTGGGAACTACGCAAGAGAAACGACAATAGCAACGCCCGCTACACGGACATTATCAATCTCAAAAATTTCCGCGATACTTTCCAGGTGCCGGAACGCTACAAGTATCTGAAAAAGTTCCTTACAGCCCCCTATGCTTATATCGAATGCTCGTGCCTGAATGGTACCGTGATCACGTATGAGCCTGAGCAGATTCCGTCCGCTGACCTGATTATTCGAGAATCATGGAATTACGCGCCACCGTCTCCGCGCCTGAATTTCTACGCGCGCGGATATCATGCGGGGACCCTGGGCGAACGTCAACCATTGACGGACGGCAAAGGGTTGCCGATCGATACGGGCGAAATGCTCAACGCGTCGTTCGGCATCACCAATTTCCCCACCTTCATGGCTGTCAACAACGGCAGTGCTTTGGCGCTTGCGAACAGCGCCTACACTAGGCAATACGCACAGCAGAGCGCGGATTGGAGTTTCCAGAAAACCCAGATGGGCATCAACAACGCATATGCTCAAGCCCAGCTCGGCACACAGTATGCAAGCGCCCAAAACCGTCTTGGAACGTCGAACCGCAACGCCATGAACGCGATCAGCAACCAGGCCGCGCAGATGGGCACCGATCTGACGTTGAAGAATCTCGGATTCAACAATCAGATGGCGCAGATCAACACCATCGGATCGGGTGTCGCCAACGCGGTCGGTTCCGCAGTCACCGGCAATACTGGCGGTGTGGCCGGAGCCATCGCAGGCACCGCGATCGGCGCGTGGACAAACCAAATGACTTACGACAACAACGTGTCAAGCACGAACCAGCAATTGGCGAACACGCAGACCACCAACAACGCAAGCACCTCACAGGCCAACGCCTACAGTCTCGCACAAACCAACTTGAGCAATCAACAGACCATGCAGCTCGCGGACATGAACAAACAATTGGCGCAGGCCACCGCGCAAGGCGATTACGAGAACACCATCGCCGGCATCAACGCCCAAGTACAACAGACCCAAACCGTACCTCCAACCACGTCCGGCGCATTAGGCGGTGACGCGTTCAATCTTGCGAACGGTTTGATTGGCGTCCTGGTACGGTTCCGGCAGATTCCCCCAGCCGCCATGCAAGCCATTGGCGAAGTATGGCTACGATACGGCTATTACGTGCAAAGGTTTATGAAACTCCCGGCAAACCTTATGGCCATGAGTAATTTCACGTACTGGAAACTCCACGAACTCTATGTCCGCTCAAGTACCTGCCCGGAGGAATACCGGCTTACAGTGAAGGGCATTTTTGAATCGGGCGTGACGGTATGGACCGACCCCGACAAAATCGGCGTCACCGACTACGCGGACAATACGCCATTACCTGGTATCGCATACTAGATATAATGGAGGGAGCGTAAAACCTCTCTCCATTATTTATAGTAAGGACGGTGACCATGAGCAAACGCAATAACGCGCGCAAGGCCGCTCACTGGGACAATCAGAGCGTGCTCGGCTCCATGTGGGGCAATTTGAACCTACCTGAAATGCGGCAAAGTCTCCGCATTAACCAGTATATGAAGCTTATCGAAATGCTGGCAGTGAGCCGGTTCAAATGGATCAACCTACCCCCGTACATTGATGAAAGATACTTGGAACTGACTCTATTCGAGAACGGGTTGGCCCTCTTCTTCCCCGACAAACGCAAGGGAGTGCATCGTTTCATGGTCACGTCGGGTAATATCGGCGGAGTCAACAATTATAATAATCCGACGTCGTTCCAGCCGGTTGCCACGAATTACTCGCACCCGCAGGTCGGCTCGAAGGAATGCGTGCCCATTTGGGATAACCAGCTCAGATGCACCATGATTGACGTCATGTGGAATTATGCCACGCGATTGGCGATTGCCGACCGCGCGCTCGACGTCAACCTCGACAATATTTCAGTGCCGTTGATCATCGCCACTTCAGAAACCAACAAGCTCACCGCCCAAAACCTAGTGAAGGCGCGTGAGGACGGCGACCCGTATATTTATACGTACGACTCGGCGGATATCACCGGCATGTTCCAGACGTTCCCCAACGTCACCCCGTTTTTGGCGGATAAGATCATCACCACGAAAACGCAGATCTGGAACGAACTCGTGAACTATCTTGGTATCGACAACAGCACCACGGAGAAGAAGGAACGGTTGCTTGAGTCGGAAGTCACGGCTGGAAACTCACGTACGAACGTGTTCCGCCTGAGCTACTTGAAGGCGCGTCAGCAGGCGTGCGACACGATCAACCGGTTGTGGCCGCAAATGGCCGACTCCGGGAAACCTATCGGCATCGAATGGAACGACACCACTTCAGGCGGACTCCTGGACGTTGACGGAAACAAGGAAGAGGAATAATAGGGCTTTCAACATGGGCATCAGACAGCAGACGATTGACGATTACGGCGCGTTCGTGGAGAAATTCAAACCGAAGAAGACCACGGACGACTGCTACACCCCCACAGA